TTGGACATAATGAATCTTGACTTTCGTGACCAGATTCAGATTGACAACAGCTATTGGCGAATAAACGAAATCAAAGACTACAATCCGTTCAAGGAACAGTTAACAAAAGTGGAACTGTTCAAGGTCATTGTGAAGGAACCATTGGAAGTTGACACATTCCAAGTTGGACAACCAAAGAAGGTGTCTGATGGATTGGCCAAGGTCAATGCACCTGTTGTGAAGAAGGTGCAAAGAAGCGGCAATGTGTTCCCACAGTTCAATGGCGGCAAGGTGTACGGCAAGCGCAACCGTGTTGGAGACAGCACAACAACATTCATGGTGCAAGGTAATGACAACAAGGTTGGCGAAGGTAGCAGCAACATCACCATCATTGGTAACAGGAATGAAGTTGGTGCAGGATTGCACAATGTCCGCATCATTGCCACAGATGGTGCCAAGGTCAGCAGGTCGAATGTGACCATCATCAATGGTGAAGAGCAGATGAATGGCTACATTATTGAAGGTGGCGAAGATGACGTTCGGGCAACGGATGCAGGTGGCACCATCTACGTTGTGGATGGAATGGAAGATGCAATTCAGATACAATATGGCGATTCATCTATCTATGTAGTAGATGGTGGCGAAAACATAAACTAATCAATGGCAACACAAGATTCAAGAATCAAGATCAAAAGGTCCACAATTTCAGGAACGGTTCCAACCGTGGCACCATCAACTGATCACACACAACCATCACCTGCATGGACAGCGACAGACATTTATAAAGGTGAACTGTTCATCAATCAAGCTGATGACACACTTTGGACAAGGGGCGATAACGGAGTAGTGTGCATAAGCGGTTACGCTGAATTGGATGTCACGAGTGCGCAAGTTATAACGGGCAATTCTTCGCCAGTAGCTTTTGGTTTGACCGTTCCAAGCGGTTACGCCATAGACATTATAGGCGGTTCGGTTACCATTGACTACGGCACTACACCATACGCTACAAATATGAATGTTAGCGTTCGGACAGTTGGAAGCACAGATTCACAAATCGTAAGTCCAAATGCTTTGAATGCTACGCAGACTTGTACAAGGAAGATGGCTATAAACGCAAACTTCACCGCAACAGATACGCAGTTGATAAATGGCGCAGACATTGAGTTCTATGTTGATAGTGGAAATCCTACTGCTGGAGACAGCGATATTAAAATCCGAGTGTATTACCGTTTAATACCTGCGTAATGGCCACAAGAATTGCTGTTGAAGTTGACGTAAAAACTAGAGATGCTGCTGCTGAGATTGATGATCTGAAGGAGCAGATGGAGAATCTGAAGGCCACAACTGATGACCTTAAGAAGAAGATGGAAGGCGGATTCAAGTCTGCCGAAAAAGGAGCAGAAGGTGCATCAAAAGGTGTGAAATCATTCAGCGGGTCAGTTGGCAATGCTGTCAAGATGATCGGCAAGCTGTCTGTTGTTCTTCTGATATTTGAAAAACTTGCAGACTTACTTCGAAGTAACCAAAGAATTACCGATGGATTAAGCACGGTAATGGTCACATTGGAAGTTGTCTTCGGCAATGTTGCAGGTGCAGTTCAAGATTTGGTTGATGGATTGCAAGGCATCAAGGACATGAACATGGCTGACATCATCCAGAAGTTCAGAGACTTCGGAAATGCATTGCTTCATGGTGCAGATGGCGCATTGGACCAAGCGGAGAACATTGTCAAGATGCGGAATGAACTGCAATTGGCAGAAGCTGAACAAAGAAGGTTCATGTTGCAGAAACAGCGTGAAGCAGAAGTTCAGCGACAGATTCGTGATAATATCGAACTGGATATCAAAGCACGAATGAAGGCGAATGATGCCATTGCTGTAATATTGGAAGACCAACTGCGTGGAGAATTGGAAATTTCGCAGACCAGAATAGACTTGCGTAAGGCAGAATTGGCAATGAATGAAGAATCGATTCCTGCACAGGCAGCGTTAATTGATGCGTATGCTGAACAGGAAGACATTCTCGAAAGGATAGCAGGAATCACTTCTGAACAGAAAACCAATGCAGCAGCATTGCGAGCAGAAGAACAGGCGTTGCATGATCAAAGAAACGAAGCGTCAATGCAGGCTGAATTCTTTACATTGCAAGGTTTGTATAGTGAAGAATTCGCAAATCGGTGGCAACAGCGAATAGACCTTGAAAATGAATATCTTGAACATAGAGAGGCAATTCGTGAATTTCTGAAGGCGAATAATGAAGGTATAACTGAAGATCAGATTCAGAGCAATGTAAGGATGATTGCATTGCAGCAGGCATATGCAGCCAAGCAGATTTCATTGGCTGAACTTGAAGCGGAAAAAGTGAAGAATGCAAAAATCCTGGCAGCACAACAAACTGCGAGTGCATTGGGGCAGATTGCTTCATTCTTGGAGCAGCAAGGAGAAGAAGGTGTGGAAGCAGCCAAAGCGTTTGCAGTTGCAGAATTGGCAATCAATACGGCTGTGGCAATATCAACAGCAATTGCAAGTGCAACAGCAGCAGCAAAAGCAGGTGGACCGGCTGCACCATTCTTGCAGGTGGCTTATATTGCATCGATGGTTGGTTCCGTTGTTGCAGCAATGGTACAGGCACAGCAAATTTTAAGCAGTGTTCCTGGACCAAGTGCAGGGGCAGTATCTGCATCAGCACCATCAGCACCATCTGTTGCACCTGTCACAACCAACACAACAGAATTGGTAAATGCAGAAGCAGCACAGTTGGCACCTGTCCAAGCATTTGTTGTGGAATCGCAACTATCGGGATCACAAGAAAATATTCAACAGATACAAAACCAAGCCACATTTGGCCTAACCGGATAAACATGGAAAAAGACAAAAAGATTCCTTTGGTCTATTTGACCATCGATGACAATGATGAAAGCGGTGTGGATTTCGTCAGCTTAGTAGACGAACCTGCAATTGAACGTGATTTCATGGCGTTCAGTAAAGTCAAGGAACCATACAAATTCAGAGTAAAAGACGAAGAAAAGCGTATCATAACCGGTCCGTTCATGATTTCATCGTTGCCCATCTATCGGAGAATTGATGACAAGGAATGGTATGTTGTATTCACAGCAGAAACAATTCGAAAAATCGTCTACAAGTTTATGAAGAACGGATTGACGAAAGCTGTCAACGAGATGCATGAAACACCTGTGGATGGTGTATTCATCTTCGAATCTTGGATTGTGGATGATGTCAAAGGTGTTCCAGAAGGATTCCAAGATGTTCCGCAAGGCAGTTGGTTCGGAAGTATGCGTGTGGAGAATGATGAAATCTGGAAGAAGATCAAAGAAGAAGATGGTTATATGCTCAAAGGATTTAGCGTTGAAGGCATCTTTAGAGAAGACAAGGAAATGACAATGGACCAGGAAGTTATTGAAGCAGTCATTGATGCCATTCAGAAGTAAGTGGCACACATCAGACAAATGTCTATTTAACAAAAAAGCACAAGCATGAACATTTCAGAATTGGTGGGCAACAAATTGCCAGAGATCAAGAAGATTCTATTCGGAACAGAAGCAGAAGAAACAGTTGAAGCTGCATTCATCGATGGCAAATTAGTGGATGGCACCATTGTCCGAGTTGAACCTGCGGTTGAAGTTGGCGCATCTGTCAAAGTAATTGATGAAGCGGCCAATGAAATTGATGCACCAGATGGTGACCATGAATTGGAAGATGGCACAATTATCAGAACTGAAGGTGCCATCATTGTTGAAGTGTTGGCTCCAGAAGCTGAAGAAGAAGAGTCTGAAGAAGAAGTTGAGGCTGAAGAAAAAGAGAAGGAAGAAATGGCATCAGAAGAAGTTGATGTTGATGTTGATGTGAAGATGTCGGCCATTGCTGCTGATGTCATTGCAGCACACAACTTTGCAAGTGCTGAAGCGATTGAAGGAATCAACACCAGATTTGATGAGATGGAAAAAGCCATTGGCATGATCACAGACATCGTGGAGAAGATGGCAGCAAAACCATCTGTTGAACCAACTAAGAAGGTGAACAATCCATTTGCGAAAGCGAACAGCCAAGAAGACCTGGTGGAGAAGATGAAGAAAGTATTGAAAAAGTAATCAAGACATTAAACCTATAAAACAAAGAAATCATGGCATTTGATATTTCGGCATTAAGCCCATTCGTAAACGAGCAGCAATTTCCATTGCTGACAAAAGCATTGGCAGGTGGACGTACTGCCGAGTTGATGAGAAAACAAGTGGGAGTCAAAGGACCTAGTACAGTCAATATTATGGATGTTGATGTGAACATGGCACAAGCAGGTGCAACTTGTTCATTTGATGCTGATGGTGATGTGACATTTACACAGCGCACCATCGATGCAAAGCACGTGAAAATAAACATGGAGTTCTGTCCAAAGAAATTGGAGAACTATTACCTGTCTACTCAATTGGCACCTGGAGCAATCCAAGATTCAATGCCGTTTGAAGAAGTATTCAGCAACTACCTTGTTGAAAAGATTCAAGACGAGATTGAAAAAATCATCTGGCAAGGTGATGGTTCCGGAACATCTGGAACGAACTTGGATATGTTCGATGGTATTCTTCAGAATGCTGCATCGTTCACAGATTGCAACACAGCAGCTTACAACGGTTCAACACTATCTTCACCATTGACAGTTGCCGACATGGTTGAAGCAATTCAACGTGTTTATGCATTGTCTCCATCAGCAGCAGTTGCACAGAATGACTTCAAAATTTTCGTTGGTTTGGACAAATTTCGCCTTGCAGCGGCAGGTCTTCTCGACGGCAGCGGATTGACTTCAACAGGTGGACAGCTTGCGAACTATGCATCTGATTTCGATCCATTCAGATTAGTGTATCCAGGAACCAACATTGAAGTTATCGGTGTGAATGGATTGACCGGACTGAACGGTGTTTATGGTGCATCATTGAACAACCTTGTTCTTGGTCTTGATCTTGATACCGACACATCAGATGCAGGCTTGGAAGTGTGGTACAGCAAGGATAACAGAAGCATCCGTGTTGCCTGCGAGTTCATCATGGGAACACAAGTTGCATTCCCTGATCAAGTTGGTAAAGTAGCAGTTTAATCTGCATTGAATTGATTCAAAGGTGGTGGCAGCAATGCCATCACCATCACTTAAAAAACAATTAGCTAATGAGCTGCCCGTTAACACAAAATTTTGCATTGCCTTGTAGGGATAGTGTAGGTGGAATTTCCAAGTTATACATTGCAAGTTTGGCTGATTACGAATCATTGGATGAAACAGTAAGCGGTGGAGACATCACAGCGTTTGCATCTGCATCACAGGTATTCTATTCATATGAGCAACTGAAGGAAACTTCAGCAGTAACGGAAACCATCACGGCATCCATTCAGAATGGCACCGTTTACTATGCGCCAGAAGTAACTGTTGTTCTTCCAAAGTTGGCCACAGCGACACGTGACGAAATCAAGCTTTTGGCGCAGAATCGTGTTGTGATTATGTACACAACCAATGACGAAACACCAAACACGTTTGTTGTTGGAAGGTCAAATGGTCTTGAAATCACAGCCGGAACAGCAGCAACAGGAACAGCATTCGGTGATTTGCAAGGATATACATTGACATTCTCTGGAATGGAACCTGCAATGTCCTTGAAGTTAACACCTGCAACAGGAACTGTTGAAGACATGATTGCAAGCGTAAGCAACTAAGAACTTTCTTTTCTCTCTCTCTGTGTGAAGGGTGTGGCGTTTCTGCTGCACCTTTCTGCGTTTTGGCACAATCTGAACCATTTGCTATTTAAAGAAAAGCACAACAACAATGGCAAGCACAGTTACTCCAAGCACGGCAACAATCACTATTTCAGAAGGTCTGACATTAGGTGGCGTTGATCGTGGCGGTTCACATACACGAACGATTGAAAACATTGCAGAAGCTGACAGGCGTGTGATGACAATTGATTCTTCCAATGAAATTGATTTGATAGAATTGAACAGCGACAATGGTCAAGGCAAGTTCATCCGTTCATCAATTCGCTACATCCGCATAACCAACCTGGACAACACCAATTTTATCCGTGTTCGGTTCAAGAAAAGTGGAGCAGAAACAGCTGATGTGAAAGTTGATGCAGGTGCCACATTCATGCTATCATCTGGCAGCATGGATGCAGACACAGGTGCAGGTGCATTTAGCGCATTCGTTGACATCGACAACATCAGCGCACAAGCGGACACAGCAGATGTTGATATCGAATACGTAGTGCTTGCGGTGTGATAAACATCGAACGAAATAGCACCAATGAAGTGGCTGTGACGTTGAATGAATACGGCACAGCAACATACTATCTGTTTGAATTGAAATCAGACACAACAGAAGGTGTGCAATATTGCGTTGCACAGGATTCATCTGCATTTCCGAACAGATTCAACAAGTTTGAAATCACGGAAGTTGGTTCTGGAACACCAACACCAACAGCAGGTGAAGTGAAGTTAGGCAATGATGGCCAATGGCGTTACTACATTTATGCCAACAGTTCATCGTCAAATCTTGATCCAACAGGTTTGGAGTTGTTGGAACAGGGAATTGTGAAGGTCATCGGCACACCTGCACCATCTGAAGTGTACACAGGTGGCAACCAAACTTATACAGTTTATGGCGAATAGTCTAAGCATATTGAACTTTGAAGCCAATGTTGTTCCGGAATTTAAGGAACAGCGTGGCAAGGATTGGATTCTGTATGGCTCCGAAGGTGACTACAAAAATCGTTATCCTGACTTCCTGTTGGAACTTTACAGGAACAGCGCAAAGCATCATGCCATAATCAACAGTAAACGTGATTACATCTGTGGCCGTGGATGGTCTATTGACACGGATGGAATGACAACTGTGATGAAGGCCAAGATGGAGCAGTTCGTGAAGCATCCAAATCAATATGAATCCTTGGATGATATCTTGGTGAAAGTTGCACATGACCTGGAATTGTATGGCGGCTATGCTCTCGAAGTTATCTACGACAGCATCGGTGAAAAGATAGCAGCCATCTATCATGCTGACTTCGCAAAGTATCGTGTATCTGATGATGGCTATTGTTATTACTATTCTGATGATTGGAGTAAATATAACCCAGAAGTTGAAAAGATAGAAGCTTTTAACTGGAAGGAGCCAGGTGGCAAGCAGTTGCTTTATGTCAAATCCTATCAACCGAACTGCCAATATTATCCTTTGCCATCATACTTGGGTGCCATCAATTACATTGACCTGGACAGAAAGGTAAGTGACTATTTCAACAAGGGCATTTCCAATGGTTTCATGGCCGGGACCTTGATCAACTTCAATTCTGGCATCCCGACAGAAACCGAGCAAGCGGAAATTGAAAGAATGGTCAAGGCCAAGTTCACAGGCACAGACAATGCCAACAGCATTCTTCTGAACTTTTCCGATTCGCGCGACCGGTCTGCTGAAATTCAGCAATTGAACAGCAATGACTTTGACAAGCGTTTTGACCTATTGAACAAAACAATACAACAGGAATTGTATGCAGGTCATCAGATAAGTGACCCTGCATTGTTCGGAATAAAGGAAGAAGGAATCTTCAGCAGCAGGAACCAATTGGTTGACAGCTTTGAA